CTACCGGGACAGGCATCGTGGGATATCAGGAGCTTATGGAGGAACTGCAATGACAGAGCAACCACGCGATGCGGACGGCAATTTCGTACAGGTGCGAACAGACAAAATCAAGGAGTCAAACGAACTGGACACCGTTGGGATGATAGATGAAGAACACGTCACGCCAAACATCCAATGGGTGAACATTACACGGGAGTTCCTCGAAGAGGCGTTAGACCAAGTAGAAGAGAACGGTGTGGTTCGACTCGGGACGTTCAACAGATACGATGATCTCGGCGATGAGCGGGAAGCGGAAGTTGGCATGGTCGCACTCAAAAGCAAACCAAGCGATGAAGAGGTAACGCTTGTGTGTGGCCGTGAACGGGTGTACCAGAAATGAAGTTGTATAGTGACCACATCGCAGAACAACCGACCCTTGAGGCTACGGAATGGCTAGAGTCACAGGGGTACAATATAGACATCGAGGAAACCCGTGTGGTTGGGTCAGAGAGTAGCGATAAAGCCTATCTAGTCCAGAAGGTGCAGACAACACAAGTGCCATTTGCGAAGGCCGACGTAGCAGCAGACCAAACCTCACTTGTGTTGTGTAGTTGCGACGACTGTAGATATAGGAGTTTTGAACACGTCGATGTAGAACAGAGTTTAGAGGGGTTCAAAACGTGCAAACACGCGCGAAAAGAACTGAAGATTGTGCGAGCACAGAGCGATAAGAATCAAGCGCAACTGTTTGATACAGGGCAATGAGTGAGCACACACGGATCATAGCGGTGAGTTCAGAGCACGAGAATAGTGTCGAGAACTTCATCCACGAAATTAGGAAACAAGCCGATGAAGCACACAGATTCGGTGTAGAAATCAATGTGGAACGGGTGGAACTCCAAGAGGCAGACATAGACGGCTTTGAGTAGCACAAACCACTATTTTACGTGAACCAGTAGCATAACCTATGATTGAATATTTGAAGCGAAGCGACGAATGGAACCGTGTGGATACACCACAAGAAGACGTGTTAGACCCGGTTGTGTGTACGTTAGACCAAGGCGCGTGTGCCATCTGGGATAGTGAGGCTGGGACGGACACACACGTTGTGAGTACGGTGCATACCGACTTAGAAACCAACCGATGAACCCGACACTACTGAAGAAATTAGACCCGATAGCAAGACGAATTGGCTTGTACACGAGTTACGAGTTAGATGAGCGTGAATACATCGGGCGAGGGCCGCCCGGTCTTGTTAGAAAACTGCTGGAACGTGGCTATGAGAAGCCCCCGACATTCATGGGCATCCCATTAGCAGCAGCCAAAGAGCATCCAGAAACAGGGAAGGTCCACGATTATAGCCTTCGGCGGATCGGGACAAACCCACGGATGCAATACCACGTTCACTTGTGGTATGCTGAGTCGAGTAAAGACCTACACGCATACTCTCATTACGAGTACAGACCGGACTTTGCACGGGTAGCCGATGAAACAACCGGGGAGATGATAGAACGGTTGAAAACGCATTACAGGCCCGTATATGGCGACGACTATGTACAGGGCGAAGCAGACCCAACGCTTCGGGGGCTGGTAGAATGACGTGGGACGAACAAAAGTATAGCGATGAGGAACTGAAACGCTATCTGAACGAGTGGGTCGAAGAGCACGGTGATGAACCCATGCAAGCAGAGTGGAATGAGCAAGACGATCTCCCGTGGAGTCATACCTACCGAACGAGGTTCGGTGGATGGAAAAAGGCCAAGGAGGAACTTATTGATGAACACTAGTCACATCGTGTGTGTGAGTTGCACGAAAAGCAAACGCGACGAACCGGCGCAAGCAAAGAACCTCTATGATGAGAGTCATTACTTCCGATTACAGCGCGAGTATGCGAAACTAACCGGCACCAGTTGGGTGATTCTAAGCGCAAAACACGGGGTCGTGTATCCAGACGCAAAATTAGAGCCGTATGAGATGTATCTCGCCGACCAAACGACTGAATACCAACAGGGATGGGGTGAGAGTGTCGCTAGATCTCTGCGATTCCACAACCCGAGAAAAGTCACAATGTTAGCGGGGAAAGCATATGTGGATGATGTGATTCCTGCGTTAGAGGCAGATGGAATGGAAGTATTAGAGCCGTTGCGTGGGTTGCGACATGGAGAACGCTTGTCTCGACTGCAAGACTTAATACAGAGCGCGAAGCACAAAAGCTTATGTTGAGAGATGAGTATTTCCGGCGATTGGTAGACGGGGCACACATAGAGCTATACCTCTCGGCGATCGATGGGGCACGAATCTATTGGCCGTGGCGGATGCAACCGCCGAAAGACGCTAGTAGTCGATACCGGAATGCGTGTGAGAAGTATATCATAGATTCGGACCCCTTAGATGATGCAGTCACAACAGAAGACGTGTTAGACTGTGCGGTAGCTGTTGGGGCAGAAGTGGCTAGCTTGCAAGACGTGTATCAAAACAAGAGTGCCACAGCCGACAGTCTCTTAGAAGGGTTAGCAATCGCAGACGACCACGATTTTGATGGTGCGTTGCTCCTACCGTTGCAGAAACCCTATGTGGAGTGTTGGGAAGAGATTGGAGAGCCAACAACGCATCTGCTTGGTATTGGTGGTCTCAAAGATGCCCGACCGACGGAACGGCTCCAAGCAACACGGGAACTGCGTACTGCGGTGGGGACAGATGTGTGGGTGCATGGGTTTGGGTGGGGCGTTGACGGCTTGGCTGAAGCAATCAGAGACGACCCACAGTTGCTTGACTCATTAGATTACAGCACACCGATGCAACAAGCAGCGCATAATGACGCGAGTAGCGGCGATGAGGTGATGAGTGTCGCCGCGATGGAGGCAGCAACGAAATTGGTCCAAGATCTCCGTGAAGTATCAGAGCACCCTGACCATGAAACATTAACGCAAGCAACGTTGTAGGCCAAATCACTATACTCCGTGAACAATAATCACGGTGTGTATGCAAGACTATCTGGACGCGATTAGTCCGGGCGAGTGGGACTTAGGCAATGCGGCTGAGTTAGTGGCCGTTGTTGTGGGTGCCTACCTCATCGTGAGTGAGGGCCGTGTTGAAATGGGATTGACGTTAGTCGCGCTTGGTGTGGGGGCAGAAAACCTCGGGAAGCTCAGGAAAAAGAATGCGGACACTCAAGATCGAGAAGAGTAGAGCACGGAATTGGTATAGCCTCCCTGAGTCGGTTCGACAGCGATGCAAAGACGTACTCACAGCCATCGCTGGCACGGAGAAGGTTACAGAGCACCCGAAAGTGCAATTGATGGATGGGACGCATAAGACGATCTATCGAGCACGTATCGGGGAGTACCGGGTGATATTCACGACATACAGGGATGAACTGAGAGTCTGGAAGGCAGGGAACAGAAACGGCGTCTACGAAAGCATTAACAACGTGTACAACCAAGTGGGTGTATGACAGAGCGAACCTGTCTCCGGCCGGGTTGTACAACGCAAATGGACGTTATCGGTGTCTGCGTGGCGTGTGCAAATTCAGAGTACGAACCGAAAGGTGATGGGGTGCAATTCAGAAACGAACACGGGCAGTTTGAGGTAACGGACCCCGACCGACAAACAAATATTCCAAAAGTCGGCCGCCCACAGCGGAAACTGCCATAATCGCAATGGGGTTTATGAGGGAATAAACACAACATACGATAGAGTGACCGTATGACAGACGACCTATGCGGCAGTACGAACACCAGCAGCGGGGACCCGTGTAAGTGGAATATTGCAAAGAAAGGCGAGTGTCCGTTTCATAATACAGACGACCCACCGGAGAACGGACGGGAGAGTAAACTTTCAAAGGAACGTGAGGAACAAATCGCCCAAGCGATTGAACGTGGGAAATCAATCAATTCGGCGGCACGCATGGCGGGGATAACCCCACAGACGGTGTACAATTGGTTGGACAGAGGCGAGGACGAAGAAAACACCGTCTATGCAGATTTCTTTGAGCGAATCACGCGGGCAAAAGGATTTGGCGAAGACAAGTACTTCAATGTAATCTGGGAGATGGCGAAAGAAGAAGGGGACCACAGATTCTTAGCCAGTTTGATGAAGCAACGCTACCCAGACAGTTGGGGCGACACAGATACCGGTGTGGATGCCGATACGGTAACGATAGAGGTTTCAGAGAATGTCAAACGTAGCTGGCCAGACATCGAGTGACGGGATTAGTTTCACCCCAACACAGTTTCAAGACCAATTCCTGAGAGGCGACAAACGCTATGTAGGCTTCATTTCAGGGGTTGGGGCGGGCAAAACCTACGCTGGGATTATCCGAACGTTCCTGAATATGGAGCAATGGAACGCCGGCGAAATGGGGGCGATAGTCGCGCCCACCCGCCAGATGATTGTGAATGTAATTATCCCCGAAATGCGTGAATTGGGGTTGCTCAACAGATGGGAGTACAATTCAAGTTATAGCGATGAACCGGGCATTCACGCCCCGAATGGGTCCAGAGCACTCTTGCTCTCGGCGGATAACAAGAAGACAATTGAACGGCTAAGGGGGTTGAATCTGGCATGGGCGTGGATTGACGAACGCACAGCAGTCGATGATAGGGCGAAGGAAATCCTCATGCAGCGGTTGCGAACGGGCGAGTATCGGAATCTGTACGAAACGACCACACCGAAGGGGAGAGACGGCACGTATGAGTTCTACGTGCAGCATGAGGGGACCGAAGAGAAGGCGTTTGGGAGAGCGACGGCGTATGAAGGCGACGATAGATTAGCGATTGTAGGCGTGCCAACGGATGCAAATCCGAATCTTCCAGAGGATTACAAACAAGCGATGGAGGCGGATATGCCCGAGGAAATCCGCCAGCAGGAAGTACAAGGGTTATTCGTTGAAGTTGGTGGGGGCGTCTTCCAGCGGGAGATGTTTCAATACAAAGCGCCTGATTCTATCGGCAATCATCTACAAGCCGTTATCGGAGTTGATCCGGCAGCCACAGCAGACAGTCAAGCAGCGGAAGATAGGGATTCAGACTTTTGGGGCGTGACAGTTGCGTATCCCGACCCAAATCATGGAGAACTCTATGTAGCTGATTGTGTGCAGAAACGGGGTATGACACTCAAAGAGGGCGTGGCCTTTGTTGAGCGAGTAGCGAAGAACTGCAAGAACCCTAAATTAGTCGTGGAAGCGAACCAGAGCCAACGGTGGTTGCAACAGGAATTGGCCGATAGAGGGTTGAACGCGGTCCCTGTGCAAACAACACGCAATAAGGAGGATAAAATAATTGACTTGAGTATCCCGATATCCTCGGGGGTTGTGAAGTTCGTTGAGTGGGACGAAAATCGGTTTGACGAACTGCATCAACAGATGTTAGCGTGGCCAGAAAGCAACCATGATGATATGATAGACAGCTTGGCGCTAGTAGTCAATAATTCCGACGTGCATACGTCACAGTCTATTGTGGGCGGGAGTTATGGTGAACGAGAGCTATGGTAGACAAACCGATCCAGAAGGCCATAGAACAAGGCACAGACGCCATAGAGCAAACGTCAAAGGTACTGTGCCCGTGGCTTCCTGACCCGCATACGTGCGAAAACTGTGGGGCGTACTGTGATGCAGAAGTCGAGTACATCCAGACACAAGCCATGTATATGGATATCTGGCGGTGTCCGAACTGTGGGGAACGGTACTATAGAAACCGGGATTGAGTAACACTTTAGTCAATCGGGTGCGTAAAGGGTGACGTAATGCCAGACGACTGGAAAACCATTCGCGTCCCGAAGGGCGTGTATGAAGACGCCAAGGAACGGAAGGAAGAACACAATGTAACGTGGGGCGAATACGTGAACCCCCACGCATGGCATAGTGTGTTTGACGAACCCGCCGAGGATGTTCGGGGGGAGATTCAAACCACAAGCGAAGCACAACCAACAGGTGTGGATGCAGAGCTACAGGCAGACATAGAGACGATCGTCAAGACGATGAAAACTATTGAGGAACGCACGGGGCAGATTAACCGGACGCTTGAGGGGTTGCAGGGATAAGCACAGGTGCGATAACAGGCAAAACTCCTTTGCGGATGGGTTTTTAATAGGGAGGTATGTCAGAGGATTCCAGCGGGTTCTTTTCCAATCTTCGGAGTTACGCCAACGAGTATCTTGAAACCAAACGTCGAAACCTCCAAGCGAAGCCACAAACCCAAGTTGATGGGGGCGGGAGTCGGCATCAAGTCTCCTTTGCGGGCCAAGAGATTAGCCAGAGTGAACTCCGTGAAATCAAGCAGATTCGGGAAAGTGGGGGGATTATCTCGAGTGCGTTTGACGCGAAAGCGTTGATCCGCTTCGGAACGGGCGTTGAATTTTACGCGGAAAACGATGAACTCAAAGCGTGGTTGAATGAGACGTTTCCTGATATTGATTTGCTAACGCTTGAGTTAGGCGAGGATGCCACCTATTACCCCTACACGGTGGCTGAAATCGTGGAGAACAGAGTCGGTGAGTTTGACCACATTCGGCCAACCGAACCGTGGACCATGCTGCCGCGAACCGATAAGTACGGCGACGTTATCGGATGGGAGCAACATCTGAGCGGTGAGTATGAGCCAGAAACCTTTGACGCGGACGAACTCGGGTATATCATTCTAAACAAAAGTAGTGCCAGAGACAAAACAGGCATTTCTGACGTACTCCAAAACAAAGAAGAGATAGAAACCTTCCGCAGCAATCAACAGGCCATGCGGGAAGCGACAGAACGGCTTGGGTTCCCGTTCATTCACGCGAAAGCGGGCAGAGAAGGGGCCACCCAACTGAACGATAACGAACTGCGACGAATCAGGAACCGACTTGCTGATATCGGGCCGGGCGAAACCCAAGTGACCGGGCCGGATGTGGAAATCAACCAGATGGACCCGGCGACGGTCGAGTTTGACAAAATCCAAGAGCGCGACACCCGGATGTTAGCGAACGCGATTAGTATCCCCCTTGAGATGTTGAATGAGGGCAGCGACGGATTGGGTTCAGGGAAACCCGCCGAGGTACGCTTGAGTCTGTTCGCACTCCAAAATGAAGCGGCTCGAAGACGGTTCACGGCACAGTTTGAACAGGCATTTTTGCGTCCGATTGTGGAACAGTATAGTCCGTATGACGCTGGCCAAGACTTTGGGATGGATATCAAACCATTCCTTGACGACAAGTCTGACATGGCCGAGTACATCGAGAGAGTCGGGAAGTATATGAAGAACAAAGATGTGGCTGAGAAGTTGGACCTACCGACAATTGAAGACGACGAAATGGCGGAATCGTACAGGCCGCCCAAGCAGATAGAGGAAGCTGAAGAAGAGGATCAACCGGAAGGGGGCTTGTTCGGGAGTGCGGCAGAAGAAGCGGTTAACAACGAACTCGACAAACGGGACTTGGCCGAGATACCGGACAAGTATACT